TTGTGCTTTACCATCATATCCCGCAAGTACTGCTCAGCTTTCGCCTTCGGCAAGTTACCAACGTCTATATAAAAGATTCGACGCTCAGGTGCTCTAGCTAAACGATAGATAACAGTTGCGTCTTCAAGCATTCTTAATTGGTTCAATGGCTTCACCGCTTTATCTAGGTGACCAAGAACCATTTTGTTAGCTTCGTCCAATAATCCGCTGTGGACATAAGCTATAGAATCTGTAGAGATTTTTACGCCTTGCTGCCCAGTTTGGACACCTTTTGGTGAATAGACATAAAATTCAGAATATTTTTTAGCTACAACTTCACGAGAACCAGAGACCATATCACTATCTCTTTTCTCGACTCGCATTTTCTTTATTGTTCGAGGATCAACATATCTCAACTCTTGAATACCAGATTTAGTATTCTTTGCGTCGATCATAATATGGTAATACATTCGACCATCAACATACCATCTACGGAACGTATCGTATCCGCGAGTGTTGAATTCTAACAAACCAAGAAGTATATCAAATTCTTCAATGACTCTTTTCTTTATAGCATCAGGAAGATCTACATCGTCCATGACTACTTTAACAGAACCTTGCTTATCATCAAATACAATAGCTTCGTTACATACGTCATCAATTGCCTTATCACATTCGCTTTGGCGAGCCATCTCGCGGTACTTAGTGATAAGTGCCGATTCGGTTTTGGAAGTTCCGTCAAGGTCAACCGTAGTGCCAAAAGCACCACCCTCGTTTACATCTAAAGCACCGTCCATAGCTGCTGGTGGCGCAAACGATTGTATCGATGGTCCTGCTTCTTCTTTACGTCCTAGTTGGAACCCGAAAAGTTCAATAGCCATTATAGTTTATCCTTAATAATATTTGGGGCGTCATAGTATTTATGCGCGCCCCATATTCACCTTTTAGACTTTTTAGGATTAGATTCCGCCAGCAGTGCCAGTAGTTCCGCCAGTTACTTCCCAATAATCATACTGGAATGTAACACCGAACTCCTGAATTGCTTCACTATCCCAAGCCAAATCAATAGCGGCAATCTCAGTTGGATAAATACCAACAAAGTTATACACGCGAAGGATTGACCCATCTTTACCAAACTGTGTTACTTGTGCATTAGACTTATATAGGCTTGGAGCAGAACCACCAGCTGTGTTCAAGTTTCCTTGAGCAGAGTTGATAGAGTTTGACCACTGTTCCATAGAATTGCGAATAGCAAAGTCTTCGTCATTAATAATAGTAGGTGCCCACTCAGCATAAGTGCGATTGCCAGCTACTTTAATTTGGCGACCGAAGTATGGTACTTCAACCGTTCCAAGAGTAGAGGCAGGGATCTGAGCAGCCTTTACCATAAATGGTACTTGCGCATCAGCCACACCGTTGATTGGATTTGTAATCTGGACTTGGAAAAGCGATGCACGAGCACCGCCTCCCTTCAACGCGCCAGAAAATTCATTTACATTAAACGCCATTTTTATATCTCCCGATTCTGTACGTTATATTTATTACGCGCGACCAACGATCTCAGAGAACTCAATACCGCTGCGAACAGCAACAAAGTTCAACTGAATAAAGTTGATTGAACGGGCTGGTTTAATATAGATGTCGCCGATAAACTCGTTACGATCTACAACTTCGCCAGTGTTATTTGTTCCGTCACACACGACTTGGAAGTCAGTGATACCACGACGACCTTGAACATCACGCAAGAAAGGAACTACCAAATTGGTGAACTGGCTTCGGGTAAACTCATCATTGAATTCAAAGAGAGTGAACTTAGAGGCAGTTGCTATAGCTTTCTCAAGTACGATAAACAAGCGACGGACATTAATTCGATCAAACGCAGATGGCTTTGACAGAAGAGTCTTATCACCGAACAACACAGTACCTTGTCCTGGGAAAGTAACAATTGGGTTTACGCCTTTCTTATAAAGAGCGTCGCGATCGCCTTTGCTTGGGTTATAAGCAAGTTTGATAGCATTCTTAATGTTACCACGGTTATAACCAGCAGGTGAGAACCAAGGGTCACGTGTAAGATCCGTTTGAACCATTAAGCCAGCAGTGTCAGCATTTAATGGTACATAGCGGTAAACATCATTGTACTTATCGTACTGATATTTCCAGCCAGAATCTAAAACAGCATATGAAGAGGACGGTAGCGTGTCGCGGAATGCGATAATATCATCACGTTCTTTGCCAGCATAAGAATTGTTTCCGACAACATCAGCACGCTCAGGTGATAATACAGCGATACAATCTTTACGTGACTCAGCAATACTTGTAATCAGGTGAGTTGCTAGAGTAACGTCAGCATCAGCACCAAGTAGGAAAGAAACGTCAACGTCTTCAGCAGAAGAGAACAGGTCGTAACCAGCAATCTTATTTGCGCTTGTGAGGTTAGTTCCGTCTAGACCACCAGAAAGGCTCTTGTTAATTACAACAGAACCAGTTGAATAGGTAGTACCAGATAATGCTGAACCAGAACCCAAAAGAGCTTTAGTGGAAGCAGTAACATAAGCAGATTGCTGGTTGACTACTGATACAAAGTAGTTTCCTGCGCCTTGCTCTGATTTAGCGTCAGAACCAAGAGAAACACCTTCATAGGTCTCAAGAACAGATCCTTTGACTCCAGTGAATGCTCCGTCTTCATCAACGATTGCTATGTGGATTTCGTCACCAGTTGCGCCAAGAGCTGTACCATTAACGGTAGTTCCTGGAGCGTCATCAAACTGTCCTGAGTATTCCCAAGAACGAGTAAGAGTACCAGATGCTACAGCGGCACCGGAATACTTGGTTTCTAGTGTGATTGATACTGTGGTTGAGTTAGCAGAAGAGGAAACAGCTTTCACCTTGCGCTTTTCTTCAACATCATTTGGACCAAGACTTAGGAGGTCACCAACACTAACAGAAGCAGTTACAAGTGCAGTGTTTGCTGTGGTAATAACTACCTGATCACTATTTCTAGCAACGGCATATGACAGGGCAGTAGTAGTTGACCATGCGGCAGCGTCTGGGCAGATAGAAATCTTCAATGAATTGCCCAATACACCAGCATATTTCGCATAGAAATTGTCGGTGGTAGGAACAGTAGAATCTTCATTACTGATTAAAGCGGCTGTCGTTTCTGCAGAGTTTCTTGCGTCAGAATTAACTGTACGAACTACATGCAAAGCATTGCCGTAGGATAAGAAATTTGCTGCGGTGAAGAAGTCAGTCGCATTGGCGTTGTTTGGTTTTTGGAATATGTTGACGAGTCGATCTTCAGAATCAACTAACACACGTTGTGCTGCTGGTCCCCAACGGAACTGACCTGCTATAGCACCCTCAGTTGAGGATACGGCAGGAACGACCGTTGTGAGATCTATCTCGCTTACATTAACTCCAGGACTTACTTGGAAGGGCATTGCTATTCTCCTTAAAAAATAGAGTTTTATATTTCATTCAACGATGATATTTATAAAAACTCGTTGCTTACTAATTTAGTTATAATTCCCAGCAGTGATATACTGCCCGTAATCATAGTTTTCTGGTGGTGTATACTCTACTATATTTTCGTCATCGATCCCATCATCATGGAATCCAAACGGTAACATACTATCCATCATCTCTTGCTCAGACTTTTCTCTGAGCTGTATCAAGGTGTTTATATCTGTCATTTCTTTAAAATACGATTGATCCGACAACCAAGCAAATAACACCAAACACATGACTAGATCATCATGCGCTCCGGACTCTGCTTCATACGAGTTTCCTCTCCTTGAAAACGTCGAAAGTTCTTTTATGGTTTGCCAGTCATTTAATATGAGCTGTTCTTGCTCTATTAGTAACTTTAGAATTGAGCAACCAACAGACTTAACACTTTTGGTTGTTCTAATTCCTTTATCGCAATTCTTACTGTATCCTGATGAAATTCGTTTTCCAGATCTACCTGCGCTTTCAGTGAACAGTATGTTTTCATATTCAAATTCATAGTGCACCAATTCAGCAACTTGCTCGCCTATATCATTAATCTCGACAAGTATGGTCGCTTCATTGTATCCTTTACACGTTCTATATATTACTTCAGCATATTCAGCAGGGGTTATGAAGTTGTCCCTGTATGTACAAACTTGCTCATATGGCATTTCAGTCACATCAATAATTTGAAATGCCGAATAATCTAAACCTTTACCTCTAGAAACGTCAACAATACAAGCGTAAATGCGGTCAGCCTCTACTCTCTTAAACATAGAAATGCCGTTCGCTTCAACAATAGGCTTATGCGGCACCAATGTTTTCAGTTTACTTCCATCAATCAATGTGCCAGAACTGCCTAGAAATTGGCACTCATATTCTTGCGCGAACTTCTCATAATCATAATCCATAGCCTGTAGTGTTTCTTCTTTCCAAGCAGCGTCTCTGCCAGGAACATCATCCCAATTAACTTTGGTAAATTGGTATCCATTAGTCTCTTCAATCGCACCTTCACAAGTCTTGTAGAAATGGTTCAACCCGTTTGGCGTTGACGTCAAAAGTATCTTAGTAGTATTGCCCGATGATATTGTCGGGAATACTGAAGCAAAAAACTCATCCCAGTTTTCAACAAAAGCAGTTTCATCAATGTATAGAAATGATACAGATTTACCACGAATAGCTGAAGATGACGTTGACGCTGCTATAATCTTACAACCATTCTCAAACTGTACTGAACCTTTATTCCACTCAACTACACCTTGTTGCATCCAAGTAGGCAGTGCTTCGTATGCTATCTTAATTCGGTCTAGAATTTCTCGAGCGGAATCG